CGGAAAACCAGGCACAGCTTGCGAACCTTTTGGCATTGCAGCGTGGAGGCGGCGGTCTCTATGGTGGGCCTATGGGCGATGCCATTACCAGCGCACTGAGTGAGTTGGAAGGGCAGCTTATGGCGAGAGACCCCGGGGCGAATTTCCTTGACTGGTATCTACAACGGACAGAAGACACACCTACCGTAGGCGGGTTTCTTCCAGGCTAAAGGGAGGGCAGTATGGCAAACGGAAATAATGCACTCGAAGACTGGTTAGCTGGTGGTGACTGGGGTAGTCTCCTGCTGCCGCAGATGCCGCAGGCGGCGTACTACAGTTCCCCGGCTGGCCTGGGGTTTGCCGGGAAGAGCCCGCGCCGAGGCCGGTACTACCAGCAGTCGTACCAGGATGTCTTCAGTGACTATCTAGGGAACATTGGAACGGCATTGCGCACAGGGCAGGAACCCGCATCATTCCAGGAGTTCCTTGAGACAAACCCGTGGACAGCCCGCTATGGGCGTCTACCACAAACGGCACGAGGCGTAACCGGCATGTCAGCAAATCCTAGAACGAGGTTCTTGTTTAACTACTAATGGGTGATATAGATAGGGAACGGCTTAATAAGCTGAAGCGGCCTGAACCTGCTGAACTTGTCCCTATACCTTCTGGGCGCACGGGACCAGAGGCCCCTGAATGGTGGGAGGACATTACAGGCTGGGTGAGTCCTTGGGCTGAGAAGGCTATGCCCAAGGTGGCCCCGGTGCTAGGGGTTATTGGTAAGGGGTTGGAGGCCTGGGAACAAGGTGCCCAAGGGCCATATGGGAGAGCCATACTCGGTGGTGTTGATCCTAGACCTATCCTAACTCCTCTTCTGCGTGGAGCGGAGTTAGGGTGGCAATTGCTTGGTCTCGCTGCATCGCCTATTCTACCAGCGTATCCACCATATTTGATGAAGCCAGCGCCTATGGGAGAACCTCGTACATTTGAGGGCCCGCGAATAGAGAAATATCCCGCAGCAGCTAAGGCTTTCTGGGGAGGGCTTACCGAAGAAGGCGATATAGGGACTCGAGTGGAGAGAGCCATTGAGGATGCCCAGGATGCAGCAGAGGCAGGATGGGGTCATTGGTTTGCCTCAGAGATGATTGCGGGTGCATTGGCTCCGTATCTTGCCGCTAGAGCTGGGGCAGGATTGGTGAAGGCTGCAACACCGCTGGCACGAACATTGGCTGATCCCATTACCAAAGTAGCCCCCCGTGCTGCGCCATCTATAGAGCGTGGTATTGAGGCAGGGGCACGTGGCACAGGAGGGCTGCTCCAGGTTCCATGGGAGTTAGAAGAGGCGATAGGGCGTGGTATCGCAAAAGGAGTAGGTTGGGCGGCGGGCCCGGTGGCACGGCCACTTATTAGTCGTTTCCGACGGCCAGGGGTAGAGGTTGCCGAAGAAGCCCCGCGAATGCTTGGTGCGCCAGATGTCCCCACCCCCACCACAGCCCTCGTTCCCGCAGTTCCTGGTGCGCCTAAAGTAATACCCCCGGGGTTGCCTCAGTTGCAGGACATAGGTGAGGCGATAGACATCGCTACGCGCGTCAATCTTGGACGCAGAATTGCCAACTGGCCGCTGATAAAAAATATCCAAAAACGGTTTAACCCGTCTGCGGTGAGGAATACTGTGGAAGGACGGGGCCTAACCGGCCTAGCTATTCTTAAATTTGAGGCGGGACAGAAGGCAAGTCAGTCTATGGCTGCCTTGCGGACATTAGGTACGCAGGAACGGGCATTTGGGAAGTTGGACAGCCAAGGATTATTCGCCGAGGGGAACCTGAAGGGACTTGCCCCAAATGATGTAAGAACGAACTGGGAGCAGCCATATATTTCGCAAAGGCTTACCGATCCACAGAAGAAATGGATACGGGCCGCTCAGGACATTGAAGAAGCGAAACTGGTGTTCCTTAGAGCTAATGGCATTGCAATAAAGGAACTGACCTTTGAACAGGGTGGACATTATGCTGGCCGTCGTCTTATGGGTCAATTTGATAGTAGCGGGAATCTCGTAGATTGGCGCTATGTAGGCAAACAAACAATCAAGGGCAGAAAGCTGGCACAAGAGAAGAAACGATTCTTTAGAACCCAAAAAGAGGGCATTGATCTGGGCTTTGAATACATTCCTGAAGATGAAGCCCTGAGTATGAATGTTCAATCTGCTTATAACCGTGTAGCGGAAAAGAAATTTGCTGCATGGCTACTTGAGAACTCTCCTACTATTCGTGTGCTTGGGAAAGGGCTCAGGCCACGGAAAGGGGAGGTGTCGGCTGCTTTGGGGAGGATGATTCCTGATTTGAGTGGGGTAGTATTCAAAGGGCCGAAGGCTGATGAGACTGTGGCATTGCTCCGCCAAGAATTAGTTCCCATGATAGGTGAGATTGATAAGCTGTTGTCTGGGGTGGCGAAGGTTAATGCTGTCGGCAGGTTTATGCAGTTGAACGCAGACGCAAGCCCATTCCTTATCCAGCTACTGTATATGACGGGCGCAAGAGGCGGCCTAAAGGCGTGGGGGAAAGGAATTGAAGGTTTTGCTAGAACGCTTTTTAACACCAGATATCATGCCCGCCTGATAGCTAATAACTCCGAACTGTGGGCTCGGCATCGTGCCCTCCTCACATCACAAAGCGGCACTGAGTATACCGAGGCGGTACAGAGGGGCGGGCTTCTTATGAAAGGGCCTAAATTGGCCCCCTGGAGGCTTGTCGCCAAGGCTTTTGATCCATTCGCTCGTGCATTCAAGGTGGCGGTGGACGATGCCGGTATTCAGCTAGCAAAGAGTATGGATGCTGCCCTCAAGCCTAAGACAGCCGCAGAGTATGCCGATATAGACGCTTTTATCAACGAGATCCGTGGCCTAGCAAGCACTGTGAGGCTGGGGCAGTCCGCGAGATGGAGAGCTATTGAGTCTAACCTTCTCCTTGCCCCAAGATATAATAGGTCGATTGCGGCTTTACTGTGGGATACCGTTGCTGATGGAGGGATACGAGGCAATGAGGCCCGTTGGGCCCTTGGGAAATCTCTTACGGGACTCACACTTATAGGAGCAGCATTCTCGATTGCGGAATACCTTCGTGAGACTGACGAGCCGACGCAGGAAGGTATGGTAAGCGCGGTAGTGGCGCACATTAACCCTACCAGTCCGACGTTTTTCACATGGAAGGTTGGGAATTCTAACGTAGGGCCAGGAACCAAGGTGCGGAGTTTAATCAAGCTCGCTGCCGAAAGCGTTACAGACCCTAGGAGCCTCTTGGAGCAGGGTATGGATAATCCGGCGACGAGATTCGCCCGTGGTAATCTTGCGCCGGTCCTGTCGGATGCTTGGGATGTTTTCAGTGGATATACTTATATAGGAGATCCTACGGGCTTCTTTGACGGATGGGATGACGAGAGTGTTGGGGAAAACTTTAGTAAACTAGGAACGGAGGTCATCTTGCCTGACCTCATGCCCATATGGACTCAGGCTGTTCTTCTTGAGGGCGGAACACTGGTAGAGCGGTTTGTAAGAGGTGCCGTAGAGTTTGCTGGTGGACGAGCCTACCCATTAAGCAGGACCCAATTAGTGGAAGGGATTGCCCAAGCGCAATTTGGCAAGAACTACGATGACTTGGATAATAACGTCAAGCCTATTGTCGATAAATTGGTGGTAAGAGAACTTGGGGAACGGGCATATCGAGGGCCCAAGGGACGCCTCTACAAAGAGATTGATGATATAGATGCTACATTCTTGGAGGCTATACAGAAAGCTTCAGATACGCATTTATCTCAGGAGCCTTATCATAAAGATTTCAGTCCAATTTCGGCAAAGGTGGAGTTTCAGAGAGCGGCAACAGCTCATCGCGGGGCTAAGTATGGTACCCAATATAGGCCTAAAAAAGGGCGGATTGTTGGTGGTGTGTATGAAACCCTCTATGATAGAGATGAGGAACGTGAAGAGCCAGATCTAGGTACGAAAGAGCATCTGCTATGGCGGTATTACAATATCATTCCTAATGCGACTAAGAAGGATGGCACCATAGATTGGGACGAATTCGAGAGACTCACTAGTGAGTTCTGGGCTAGCTTGAAGGATGACCAGGAAGTGGAGATGGTTTTAGCGAATATCCGAGTTATCGAAGCCGAATATCCTGAACCAATACAAACAATGGTAGATGCAGGGCGGTACGCAGGGGCAGTGAAGGTCTATGGCCTGTCCTATTGGGATATTGAGAAACTTGATGAGGTCCGCCAGGATATTGCTAATAAAGCTGGTGCGACAAAATCGCAGGTAGACGCTTACATGGATGCCTTGAATAGCCGAAGACGCGAAGAGATGCGAGCCAGTGATGTCTACAAAGAAATTGATGATGTTCTTCGTAAAGAGCGGCTGGCAGAAACCGGAGTCTTAGGGTCTATTAAAATAGAATGGATGGATGCAGCACCACTTGAATGGTTTTTAGCTATGCAGTTAGCTAGTTATGAATTCTTAATTGATGAAGACATTCGTGATGAGCTTAAAGATAGTGGAGAGTGGAATACAATTATGCAACAACCGTATGGGCGTCTTCACAGGGATGCTCTTAAAGCAAATAGGTAGCGGGATTGTACAGTATGTGGTATATAATAGGCTAATGAATACAAAGGAAAAGGAGTAAAAGGGTATGGTGACATCTACGAATCCTGAAGCAATAGACGAAACTATACAAATTGTAGAACCTGAAGTGCCAGAAGAAGACGCTCCTGTCGCAGAGGCAGAGACCGTTGAAGGTGGCCCTTCAGAGGAAGCTGGCGAACAGCCAGTAGCCCGGGAAGGTGGTGGTTCTCCAGAAAATGCCGTGAGTGCTGCTCCGGTTGAGTCGGCACCGCAGGCTGCTCCGCAGGCTAACCAAGCCGCTCTTGCAGAGTTGCAACAGCGCAGGATCATGGAACGGGAGCATACCTGGCGGAACAATGTTGGGCAAGCAGCAAGAACCTATCAGAAACAGCTTGAAGAAGCCGGGTATATGCCTGAGCAGGCCAAGGATCAGGCCCGACGATACGTCCAGCAGGAACAGAAGTTCCGTAAGCAGGATGAAGCTGCTGCGAATATGGTTGGGTATATCCAGGGACGCAACATGGCTGCTGTTCATTTTCTGAAGAAACATGGCCTGGCGAGTAAGCAAGTTCTTGAGGATCTTGCGGCGCTTCAAAAGACAAATAGCCCGGCAGAGATGGAAAAAGAAGCCGTGCGTATGAAGAATGACCGGGCGATGCGGGCAGAAATTGCCCAATTAAAACAAGGTAGAGTTCCTCCGCAGACTTTCGACAATAGTCAGGGATCGGCGGAGGCCACTACGAACCAGGCCAGGCTCTATGATGCCTATCTTGCGGGGGACAGGTCGGAAGCTGCGGTACGAGCAGTAAGAAAATTGACATTTGGGAACTAGACAAGGAGGATTTCAATGCCACAGGCAGCTACTACTGGTAGTTTAGAGAATGCACAGCGGATCATTATCGCGACGGCGCGATACACAGAGGAGCATAACGCTCCGGCAATGAACCTTATTGAGCAATTCACATTGCCCAAGGGTTCAAAGCAGGTTACGGTTCCAAAGGTAGGACAGATGGAGATGTCCGATCTCGTTGACGGGCAGGACATTATCGACGAGGAAGAAATCGGGATGACGACTGTTGATCTGACCGCAGCAGAGGTTGGGGCAAAGATCATCATCACTGACAAACTCGCACGGCAGAGTGCAGAGAATGTCTTCTCGATCATCGGGCGACAGCTTGGTGATGGTATGGCGAGGAAGAAGGACAAGGATGTCTTGGCTCTCTATAGCGGTTTCGGCACCGACATCGGTTCAGCAGGCCGTTCTATGAGCTTGGCAAATGTTTCTGCGACCGTTGCTTATGCCAAGGGCAATAAGTTCGGAACTCAGGTTTACATTGTTCAGCATCCATTTGCGGTGTGGGATGTTGCTAACACTGCTGTTACAGCATCTGCTACCTACCCAGTACCACACGGGTGGTCAGAAGATTTGCTGGGCAATTTCTTCAGCGGGCTCCGACCAATCAACGGTGTTCCGATCTTTGAGGATGGAAACATCAGCATTGACAGCTCCGATGATGCAATCGGCGTGTGTGCTGACAAAAGTGCGCTTGCCGTTGTGAAGTCCGTTGATACCCGGACTGAGCGACAGCGTGACGCATCGCTCCGTGCAACAGAAGTCGTTATTACGGCTGACTACGGAGTTTTTGAACTAGACGACAGCAAGGGTGTTGCTTTGACACTTGATGCCTCTACACCTACAACGTCGTAAGGAGATAACGTATGTCAATGACTACTAAGGAACGTACTGATCTCCGTCAGGAATTGGTTGGTCAGGGATATTCTTGGAAATACATTGACGAGTGGCCTATAAAGACCACGCTTTACTGGCATCGTGATAACGGTGTGAAATCAGTAGGGACACCAGTCAGTGGGGTCCCAGGGAATCCAGACTATGTAAGCAAAAAAGCCAGAATAGGCTTGCTACAATGGCCTCCAAGCGAGGCGTGTACTTGTAGATGGTGCCTAGGGAGAAGGGGAACCAAGGATGCGGTGGTGGCTCATGCAGAGGTGGCAGGGCCGCCACCTGTATCCAATGGACCCCCATTGAGGCGGGGATCGAAGCGATTCGGTCCTCACTTTAAGCAAAGTTAGGTGTAACGATTGCCGTGCCTAGCGCAAAAATTTAACAACGGCGGTCGCAGGGCTTGACCCTGTAGAAAAAGGAGTTTGCCATGGCATTCCCAAATTCGATCTTTGGTAAATATGGTTGGGAAAAGGTTCAGACCTCTGAGCAAAAGCACAAACTCGGCACCCGCATGGTGTTCGATGATGGTCGGGCATTTAGGTATGTCGAGGTAGGTGCTGCTGATATTGCTGCTGGTGCGATAGTACAGGCGGCAGCAGGAGTTGCTAACCATGATATGGACTTAGCAATTACCACAGCCGCGTCAGGGGTAACCTCAGTAACAGTCACTCTTGGCGGAACAGCGTCTACAAAAAACCAGTACAAAGATGGGTTTCTTTACATCAACGATGGTGGAACTGGTGAGGGGCATGTGTACAAAATCAAGTCCAACGCAGCAGGAGACTCAGGAGGAACTTGCGTACTCACACTTGATGAAGAAGATGGCACTGTTACCGCTCTAACAAACGGCACACACCTAGCTGGTCTTGCTGTTAATACATACAGCAATGTCATCATATCTCCCACCACCGTAACAAACATGGCGGTTGGAGTTGCGCCTCGTTTGTTGACAACCGACTACTATGGTTGGGTGCAGACTTGGGGAGAGGCAGCGGTCTTAGCTAATGCTGCTGGCGTTGTTGGTCAGCACATTAGGGTAGGTGGAGCCTCTACCGCTGGAGGCTTTGAAGACATGGACTTTGATGGGTCTGGCGAGAACGAACAAGTAATTGGGGTGCAGCTATTGATTGCATCTGCTGCCACGGATTATGCGTTTGTTTACTTGACGATAGCCCCGTAGTAAAAGGTGAGATATGACCCAGGAATTATGGACTCCAGCGGGGGCTCTCTACACAGGGACAGCCCTCGCTGGCAGGAATATGGAAACAGGCGGGGAGATTGTTACACACCGCTTTATGCTCAAGGCTAAGGATAAGTTCGGTGTTGAGCATAAGACGAGGGTGCAGATTCTTGCCGATGGTACAACCAGTAAGGCGCACCTTGAAGAGATGATGGGGAATTGTGCCGAAAGGTTTATGCAGGAAGTGCGGGAGAAGCATGACAAGCGGCCCCCCACTCTTGAGGAGCGCAAGGAAATTGGTCGTGCATTGAACGAGTTCAATAGGAACATGAAGCGAAGAAGGGCAAGCACGACCAGGAAAATCTACTTTTAGGAAGAGGAAATGGAATTACCGATAGACATTAAGACAGAAGATGTTCAGGAAGTCATGCGGCGGAACGCACTGTTCACACTTCAGGTCCAGAACCAGGCATTACAGCGGATGGTTACTGAGTCAATGGAGCAGGTAAATCGACTCAGGGAAGAACTCGATCAGTCTAAGAACGGCAAGTCCGAGAAAGGAGTAAAGTAACCATGCCGAAGGTAGGGAAGAAGAAGTTTCCGTACACCGCAGCAGGAAAGGCTGCTGCCAAGCGCTATTCAAAAAGTTCCGGTAAGAAGATAACAAAGAAGAAAAAGGGAGGATACTAGCTATGGCTGGTTTTATCCCTCCAAAGCTTTCTGATAAACAGAAGGCAAAGCTGCGTTCAAGACAGGCAGTATAAAGGAGTTTAGCTATGGTTATGATGCCACCGAATGTGCGACCACCTGGTCCACCTGGGCCACCACCGGGTAGGCCACTAGGCCCTGGAGGGCCTGGAGGAGGCCCGGACCCGACGATGCTGGCGGCTCTTAAAATGGCGATGCCTATGATCGAGAGAATTGCAGCAACGCTGAGTCCAGAGGATGTTCAGCGAATTATGGCAAACGGTGGGATGCCCGGAGGCCCCGGGCCTATGCGTGGAAGACCACCTGGGGGTATGCCGATGGGTCGCCCTCCAATTGGCCCAGGAGGCCCAGGAGCCCCCGGAGGCCCGATGAGAAGGCCGATTCCACGAGGGGCACGACCACGGCCACCTGTGAGAGGTAGGCCAGCAGCCCCTGCTCGACGGCCAGCCCCACGGGTTGCTCCGAGGAGGGTGGCTCGACGGCGCTAAAATTATATAAATATGGGAGACCACGATGCCATCGATACAAGGGAGGACTCGTGAACAGTTAAGGCAGCACATTGGGTATGTCCTTGGGGGCGTATATGTCTCTGCCGCCTCAACCAGTGGCAGCACGACTACGTTACTGGACAATACCCTTGTGCTTGGCGGAGCGGATAACCAGATTGGGAAATGGATACGCTTCACAAGCGGAAGCAATGATACGCTTACGCGGCGTGTAACTGATTCTTCGATCTCTTCAAACGTCACTACGATGACGTTTATGCCTGCCGCTACATCAGCAACCGCCTCGGAGTCCTATGAGCTCTGGGAAGGGGCATTCAGCCCTGATGTCGTGGATAACATCATCAACCAGTCTATCCTGTCCGCTACCGGCTGGGTATATGACCCAATAGAGAACATTGAATTGCATGGAGATGGTTATCAGACTCGCTTTGATATCCCGTCAAACATCTCCATGATCTCCAAGATCGAGTATCGCCATAAGGTCAGCAGTACACGCATTCATGCCTGTGCTACGACCTTTGACGAGGCAACGGATGGGGATTTCACCCAGGCTCTGGATACAAAGGACAGAAAACAGGGGACACAAAGCCTCAAACTGACCATAGCAGCCGGGGCATCAGCAGGGGATTTTGTCTCTGATAGCATTACCAGCAAGGATATCTCGGGCTATGACACTATCGAGATGTGGGTGAAGAGCACGGTGGCGACAAGCTCCGGGAATCTGAAGCTGTTGCTAGATGATACTGCATCTTGTGCAAGCCCGATAGAAACGCTCAGTATTCCTGCTTTGAGTGCAGACACATGGACCTTCGTGAGAATGTCTCTGGCTAATCCTGAGACGGACACAGCGATCATCTCCGTAGGGCTTGAGTACGACTCTGACCTTGGAGCCTGTGTTGTCTGGATAGATGATATCTCAGCAGTAGCCAATGACACTGCTGAGTGGACGTCTCTTGCCAGGCGGTATTGGAAGATAGACAAGGAGTCGAGAGACCTTGTGCTAATGCGGGACGGGCAATGTGCAGCGGGGTATGCTCTCATCAAGATTACCGGGGGAGATAAGCCGGCACTTCTCACAAGTGACTCTGACACAACCGAGATCCCGGAAGAGTACATCATAGCCAGTTCGGTCACTAATGTGCTTCTGTCTACATCAGGAGGTCCTGCTACGGACCCTGATGCCAGAAGGCAGCTTAGTGCGTACTGGGCGCAACAGGCCGAAAGAGCCAGACGGGGTTTTCCTATGCTGGTGAATGTGAGGTCCGTTGATTAATGGCAAATGCTGTTGTTGAGCAGAATGAAATATTCCTGAATGGGTACTATTATCCGGTCAGCAGGCCGGTGCGAAGCACCCTCGCTTCCCTGTATCCCTCTAAAATAACCATTGGGGATACCACCAAGGATTCCCAGATTTATGCCTCTATTATCGCCTGGTCTGACTGGCGCGGCGGGATTGGGATCAACCGCATGGATGGAGCAGGGGAAGTTAACCGGGCGTGGTATTCGACCTGCCAACTCAGATATAAGAACCATTTAGTGTTGCCGGGGCTGGCTACGGCCTCTACCACCCCTTCACATAGCTTGGCAGATGCCACAATAGGCGCGATCAACACGCTTTCTGATGAAGTCTATGCCTTCTGGAACGGATCTGTTTCGGATAGCCCCAAGCTCTACAAGTACAATAATACTGGTGATGAGTGGGATTTGGAGATACAGAGTGCTACAGCCCAGACAACAGATAGCGTGGTGTTTACCAATGCGATAGGGGTGACCTATCTTGTTTTTGCCAACTATGACTCTGGGGCCGATGATAGTTCGTATACTCATCAGTCAGACTACACAACCACATTAGACGGTGCTCTCAACTCCAGTGCTACCTCAGTACCCGTAGCGGATGCTAGTGGACTTGTTGCTGGGGAGATGATCAAAGTTGATAGTGAGCATATGTTAATAGGATCTATATCAGGTAATACGCTAACGGTAACAAGGGCAAGGAACAGCACAACTGGAGCATCCCACCTCGATGCCGCTACCGTATCAGTTGGGTGGACAACTGATACCACAGATACAAAGTTTCTTGCCGTATGGGATGAACGGCTCTGGGGAATCAGCCATGAAGGTCAACTCTGGTATGCCACAATAGTAGGCACTGAGATAAATGATGCTGTTCTGCCACTACCGGACGGCGCGATTACTTCCTTATTCGTAGCACGAAATGCCCTTGGCATTCCGATAATCTATGCCGCTACGACACACGGTTTATTTGCCCATAATGCAGACAATGCTATGTGGGAAGCGACACAGATGGACTTTCCTGTCCACCCGGACAATGGGAAGGGAACTATCCGTTGGCGTGATTCAGTCTATATTCCATCAGGGAATGGCCTATATAAGTATATCAATGGGAACAATGCAGCCGTCATTACGGTGGTAGGCCCTGACAGGGACGATGGTCTGCCTTCTGACAGAAGAGGCGCTATCAGGTATTCGGCTGGTTCACATAACGAACTACTTCTGGGCCTAGATGCACGAACAGCTCCATCCACGATTTCATCAACATCCATCCCGTACCAGTGGATAAGCCACCAGGGATCGCCGGTGATAGCGACGGATTCAGGGTACAGCAGTATCCTTGGGTACAATGAGATGGGATGGGAAGTAAAGTGGCAATCAAGCACGTCAGGAAAGGGGTTTGATTCCATACACGTCTCTGATGCGTACAGTAAGTACCGGGTCTGGTGGGGACACAATGATATCGTCTATTTTATGGATTTACCGAAAGACATCATCAACCCGTCAGAGGTATCTGAGTTTGCCTATGCGCTATCAGGAACCCATGAGACACCCTGGTTCAATGCTGGGCAGTCTGAGGTAGACAAGCTGGCCCTGCGGCTCAAAATTGAGGCACAGGACTTGACGACCACCGAGAAGGTGAAGGTTGAATATGCCACAGACTATGCTGAAAGCTACACGACAGCGGTAGCATCACTGGATTCCTCAACGATGGGTGCTGCTTCCGGTACGCACACCTATACTTTCGGTTCCAGTGCAGGGACATCCTTTCGGTCGATCAAGTTCAAGCTCACTTTGAACCGCTCGACAGCGACAACGACGGGCCTGGAGAAGTTCAAGAGCCCGGATGTTGTATCCCTTACACTGGAGTGGCGCAAAAAACTTGCTGCGAAGTGGGGACATACTGTGGATGTCGATCTGACCACGGAGTACAAAGGCTATGAGCCGATAGATCTCCGTAAAAACATTATTAGTGCCATTGAGAGTACATCTCTGGTGGAATTCACCTTCAGAGATGACTCAGGGGGCACAAGGAATTACTATGTAGATGTAGTCTCTGCTGCCGGGCTGGAATTTACCGGCCATGATGAACGGGGTTCGACTACACTAGCCCTTGTTGAACCATAGGAGATACTATGAGATTGGATGCAGGAATTACAAATGTCTCCAGTGCGGGGACAGCGGTACAGGTAAATAATGCTACAAATAGAGTACGATGGGTGCGGTTTAAGGCATTAGCAGCAAACTCTGGCCTAACCTATGTAGGGGTCAGTGACGTGAGTGCAAGCCTTGGGTATGAGTTGAGCGCCGGGAATACGGTGGATCTCAATTTTGGAGAGTTCGCTGGTAGCGTCCCTGTCAGCATATTATATGTGGATGCTGCAACGAACAACGATAAGGTATCATGGCTAATGATTATGGATGGCTGATGTGGGAAAGTAGTGACGACAAATGAACAACTACAGATTCCAAGTACCTGGCAGGGATCTATTCCAGAGTATGTGGCGTACCAGACGTTTGTTGAACTCGGGCTGGAGCCTGGGCAGGACTTTACCTACCAGTCACCGCTCATGGGAGGACGGATGGAGAAAGGCGGACTCGTCATCGACTTCATCTTCAATGAACCACCCAATCTCGCCGTCAATATCCAGGGAGTCTACTACCATTACGAATTCGGAGTCGAAATCAAAGCCAGAGATGTCATGGCGAGAGCCAGCCTGGCTGGGCAAGGCATTACACTTATCTTTATTGACGATGATGACTTACTTAGCGATCCGAAATATTATTGCCGAGAGGCGCTCCAATCACGGGATCACTCACGGTTAGGAGGAGGTTAAATGACTATTAACTTTAGAGGCTATATCTTTGATGATGCCGGTGATGCCGTAAGTGGAGCCAGCGTTAAGCTCCTGGATACTGGCACGACCACGCAGGAAGGCTCTACGGTTACGAGCGACTCGAATGGTCTGTGGAACTTTGATGATGTTTCAGAAACGGATGCTCCATTTGATGTTGAGATAACCAAGGGCAGTTCTGTCCGGCGTATACGTTGGCAAGACCAGATATCCCTGAAAGAGATTGATGTCCGCAACAACGCAGGAAATACCACACCTGCTGCGACGTTTACGAACTTCACCAACAACGCTGATAACGATGTTGCTTACTTTAGGAGCTTACGAGGTACTGGTGCAGCCAACGATGAAATGTTCATCAGGTACTACATGGATGATGCGGGTGGTAATGCTGAAGAAGTAGCACGGATGACGGTAAAGCTAAATGATGCTACCGCTAACAGTGGTGACGCGCAAGTAACGTGGGGAGTGCTTAGTGGTAATTCTATAGTAGATGCGCTAACGATATCTTCAAGCAGTTCAGCGGCACTATCAATAGATTTTAATCAGAATGCTATTTCCTTTGGAAGTGGTGCTGATACTGATATCAGCCTTACCTTCGATGCCGACAGTGCTGACGGTGTTATCACATGGATGGAAGACGAGGACTACTTCAAGTTCTCTGATGAGATCCTTATGAACAGTACCGAGAAGATACTGTTTGGAGATACCGCAAGTTTCATTCATCAGTCATCCGATGGCGTGATGACCGTTGATGGAGAAGCGACGATAGACCTTAATGCTTCTACCGCAGTTTTAGTTAGCAATGATTTGAAATTGAATAGCGACTCAGCTGTTTTAGGATTTGGAGCAGATAACGACACAACCCTAACGCATACAGATGGAACTGGATTGACTCTAAATTCAACGAACAAATTGACGTTTGGAGATACAGGCACATTCATTCATCAGTCTTCTGACGGTGTTCTAACTATAACCTCAGACACTACCGTAGATATCAACGGAGCTGTTGCTTTTGACGGAGCAATAACAGGGGCAACGGACATCACGTTATCGGGAGAGCTAGACGCGGCGACCTTAGACCTGTCTTCATCGGCTGATATAGCAGGAGATTTGGTGCTATCGGGTGGTGCTGATGGGGCATTGCAGTTCACCAATGCTGGCGAGAACTCAATCAAGATCCCGGATAACCACTCCAGTGCATTAATCATAGAAGAAGCAAACAACGCATACATAACATTCAATACCACAAATAGTTCTGAAGCTATTACCGTAGCTAAGGCCACGACCTTTTCTGTTGCTGCAACTCTAGCGACTGGTTCAACCATAGGCAACCTAACGCTTGCCAACGGCAGCATTACGGACTCTGGCGGTGCATTAGACTTCGGCAATGAAACCCTTACAACCACAGGTGCGGTAGACTTTGGGGCAGCGACAGTTGATAGCCTGGCTGTATCAGATGCAAACATCACAAACGTAGGAGATATCGCACTCGACAGCATTAGTGCTGACGGCACTGATATCAATGTAGCCGTCAGCGATAACTCAGCTACCGCCTTCACCATTAAGCAAGGCTCCGATGCCTACCTCATAGTTGATACGGCAAACAGTAGCGAGTCAGTGAGTATAGGTACGGGCATCTCAGGCACTGCTATCACGTTGGGCCATAGCACCTCTGAGGTGACCGTGGCAGATAACCTTACGGTAACAGGGACGCTTACGCTTGGGTCTAATGCGGTATTAATAGAGGCAGAGCTGGAGATGCTCGACGGCATCACCGCAGGCACAGCCGCAGCTTCTAAGGCTGTTGTTCTGGATTCTAACAAAGACATAGCCACCATACGGAACCTTACAATAGACGGGGTGTTTACTGATGGCAACTACACCTTTGATACCAGCGGTAACGTATCAGGGTTAGGTACAGTTGCATCAGGAGCCATCACCTCATCTGGCGTTATCAAAACTGATGCCGTTACTGATGCGACATCAACCACTGACGGCTCATTGCAGACCGATGGTGGGTTATCTGTGGTCAAAGATGCGGTGTTCGGGGACGACGTGTTCCTACTGTCCGATAGTGCCGTTCTCAATATGGGTGCAGGAAATGACGCTACGCTTACCCATGATGGGACAACTGGGCTCACCATTGCAGCCGCCCCCATCTCAATAGATGCGACAGGGGAACTGCACCTCAATTCTACTACTGGGGATATCAAACTCCAGGATGGTGGGACAGACCAGATTGCCTTTGACCTAGACGGTACGGCTGGCGTGGTCATTATGAAGCCGATGGTTGATAGCGATGACATCGTTATACAGCAATATGATGGAACAGAGGTCTTGCGGATTGAAGATGGAGCGTATCTGAATGTAAGCAACACCACTGCGTCTTCCAGTGCTACAACAGGATCAGCCATATTCGGTGGTGGAATCGGCGTAGCCGCTGATGCTTATGTAGGGGATGACCTTTACCTGATAACTGACTCTGCTGTTCTCGGTTTCGGAGCTGATAAGGACACAACGCTGACACACATAGATGGCAGCGGGTTACAGTTGAATAGCACAAACAAGATACTGTTCAATGACACCTCTCAGTTCATTCATGGCTCCAGCGCAACAGTGCTAACCGTTGGTGCTACTGATGAGATATCCCTGGGGGCTACGGCAGTAACAATTTCTAGCAATTTAATACAAGGTGCGGTTGGTGCCGCGTTTGCTCTGAATGGAAGACGGTCTTCTGGTAGCGGGTCTACTATTCAGTTCCAAGATGAGGGCACACTCAGAGGATACATGACCCGTGGGTCAGGCAAATGGGTACTAGCAGCCGATGCTACTAATACCTCTATTCTTGGTACAGCACAGGTAACTGTGGTAGGGGATGACATACCATGTGCGTCATTTCATAGAATTACTGGTGGTGGAGAAACTGGTTATATTACTAGGTATTATGCACTTGGATCTGAGAGAGGTAGGTCGAATTGGAACGACGTTTCGGGGACCTTTACCATTGCAACAATATCTGATTATAGACTTAAGGAGAATGACGTAGCCATATCGGATGGTTTAACAAAGATAAATCAGTTAAGACCTATTATGTTTAATTGGAAAGATAAACCATCGGTTACAAGGTCAGGTTTCTTTGCCCATGAAGTACAGGCTATTATCCCAGAAGCTGCAACTGGGACAAGAGATGCTGTGGACTCGAATGGAGACATGGACCCTCAAGGATTAGATGACTCAAAGATAGTTCCAATCTTAGTAGCAGCCGTTAAGGAGTTGGCCGCCAAGGTCGCAGTATTAGAAGGATAAGAAGGAGATGTTGTGATTGGAAAATTGAGGCCACAAGTGTTTCTCGCAATCGTCTGCGGAACAGTCTTTGGTGTGTTTGGGACTTGGGTAGGTATGCAGATGGGAGCGGTTGAGATTGTGACTGGGGTTATAGGAAGTGTATTTGGGTTTTTAGGGGGGGTTAGTCTAAAAATTCTAGAGGCTGAGTAGTGTGTGAAATGTGGAAAATGCGTAGACTATTTACTGTAAAATCAATTATCGGGACGTTGTTGCCGGTGCTACGGAAGGTGCTGCGGACAGGAAGCGGCCTTCTAATACTCAGTCTAGCTATATTAACACTGGCTGTTCTGTACATGAATCCAATGCCGTGGATTGCGTCCCTCTTTCCCATCCACATCCAGCCATTCTGGGGCGGTGTGTTGCACCTAGAGCAGTCCGTGGTGCAAGGGTGGTTGACTCGACTCTACAGTGACCAGGTAGTGTTGTTTTCTGCCTTCGGTATCGCAGCTCTGATGGTGTTAGGTGCCGCGTTGCTGCTAGTCCAGCATCCCATAGTGGCTATCCGAGCTATAGGTAGAGGCATAAAGCGTTCCCCCAAAGCTATCCTATACTCACCTATTACTGCCTATAGAAGGATAATTGTTTGGAGGAACTGGATACTAGCTAAAGTGGAGTACCTTCAGAGTGAATCCGCGAAGTGGAAGACCACATTTAATATCCTAAAAAGCCCGTATTCGTTGCTGCGTTCCATGGGATTAAGCCCTCAAATGGCGGTTACTTTTCTCTTCGCAGGTACAGCCGTCACATCTGGTGTCGTGGTAAATGAAACAATCCTGAGTGAACGGTCATTTGCCCGTGGGGACGCGGGCGTATACATGGCTCCCGCCGACGTTCCAGTGAGTTACGTTACTGACCCAGAACAAGATGGGTATAACACATTACGCATTGATCTCGGCACAACATCGGTACGAGAGATCACGATAGAAAATGTCTCGGTTGGGACAGTTTTTACTGGCAGTGCGCTTCCGGCTGGAGAACAGAACGTCGTGGATATCGGTGGTAATACCATAGCTGGTGGTACGAGTACCAGACTTGAGATCGGGCATCTCATTTTTGAGAAGTCAAGGTGCAAGAAACTAACACTCTCGGATATACAGACCCATACTCTCATAGTCAGAGGGAACGCATCCGACGGCCAAAGTCTGGCTCCTTCCGCCGGGACCAGCCGAATGCTGGCCATTGGGGGGGGCCATCATCAAGCTGAGTCTATGATCCACTCAGGAGGTACTTTTGACCGCATCCTTATACAAGCACCCACGTCGGCAGTCAATGGGCGTATCGGGACACTTCGGTTGACAAATTTATACACGGCTGGTGGAGAATGTGTCCTGGCTAAGATCACTGCCGGTACTGTGGAAATTTTATTGAACGAAACTGGCATCGGGAACGGCTTTGCGACCAAAGAGTTTGTGATTAGCACGAATGTCACGGCAGCAGTAATCACACTGGAAGACAATGTAGAGGTCTCGATTTCTGAGCCAGCAGCGAGTTGATAGAGGGGCATGAAATACTAAATCCGACCCACAGTATGGGTAGGGTGGTTAGAGGGGCCTCTACGGGCA